GTGATAGAAAGTTCTTATTGTCAGGGGAAAATGCTTTCATAGTAGTATTTAGACATAAAAAAAGAGGGTTTTAACCCTCTTTTGATTTAAGAAGCAATAGAAAAAACTCTATTCAATGAAGTAACTTTTTGATCTTTCCACTTAACAGCAGTATCTGCCCAGTTGTTTCCTGCTTTAGATCCAGTTTCTTTTGCCATATATTTGTCAATCCAATAACAAACAAAAGGCACAGTTCTATTCAGTCCACATTGATGATTCCAAGTTGTAGTTTTATCTGGAAACATTTTACCATTAACCCATTCCCATACTATATGAGTGATACCATCCCAGTCTTTACCTTTAGTATTACATGCTCTTTGGTCTATATCTTTTAAACCTTGAAGAAGGTGTTGATTATAGCATCCATATTTTTTTAATGCCATCAATGCAGCACATGTAAGTGCTTGATCCCAGTTACCTGAGACACTAATAATAGTATCAAGTGCTCTTATTTCTTCGAGAAAAGCACCAACTTGACCAGGAAGTTCTGATGCTTTGATAGTGTATTGATTCCATGTTTCTGGATAAAAGAAACAAGATGCCTTATGTAATCCTGTAAGAATTTGACCTTTAATTAACTTTTCTGATTGTGGAGTGTAACTATACATTCCAGAAAGAATACCATACACTTTTTCTTGGTTCCTCTCTACACTATCAGGAGAATCATAAGTGTTATATGATTCTCTTATACGATCAATACAATCAAAAGAAAATTCAATAGCAAATACTTTTTCTGGAATTGCATCTGATCCACCTTTACTCCAATTTAATGCTCTGGTATTGGAATCAATTCTCCACACTTTTCCTGCTTTATATGTCTTTCCGTGAACTATATCTTTCTTAGTAAGTCTAGCAAGAATTACCACTACATGTTCTGGCATCAATTTTGCTAAGTGTTTTTGTGCTTTACTTAATCGAGCTTCTGTATTTCTCTGGCAGAATACTTCATCTAATTCTGCGAAAGCATCGTAGTCCATCCAATATGATTTGATAATATCACTATTATGGTATGGTTTAAAGGGTACTACATCCCCATCATTTCTAAAAACTGGCATGTTATCTTTGGTGTAAAAAACTAAAACACTTCCCAAAAGGAGGGTTGTGTAAGATAACAATATTATAGCATAAAAAAAAGAGACCCGTCAAGGGTCTCTTTAGAAGAATATAAGCGACTCGCTTACATTAGGTTAGCAACCTTAACTCTTCTGTAGTAAGCATTAGCTCCAATGTTTGAAGAATGCTGTGGGTCAGAGTTAGAAAGTGCTGTAAGTCCCTTAGCAAATGGGTTAAGAACCATTCCGTATCTTGTCTTAAACCCGATACGTGGCTGGAATGTATCCTGACCAATCGCTCTGTACATCTGGAGAGGCACATAAGGACAGTAGAATAATCCTGCGTCATAAGCATTAGTTCCTTTGTAACCAACAACATAGTACTGGTCAGCTGAAACGTTTGCTGAGTAAGGGTCGATGTACACTTTGAATCTTCCGTTGATTGTACCAACGAATGTGTTTCCTGTGTCATCAATCTCGCCAAGTCCACCAACTGCTTGGTTGATACCTGAAGAGTAGTCTAGAACACCCGCCATAGCAAGAGCAGAAGCAACATCACTTGAAGTGATGATTACATTACCCTTTCCTCTACGAGTCTCTAGTGCGATTGCGTTAGCATCTCTTTCGATCTGGAATAGAAGACCTTTGAATTTCTCAACAGACCATCTTCCATTTGAGTCAACGTCTAAGTCAAATACACCAGCGTTAGCTGTGTTAACCTGAGCACCAGGTTTAGCACCTCTGTATACTGTACGTACGACTTCTCTGTTGATTTCAGCAAGGATCTCAGTTGAAAGAATGTTTGCTAGTTCAGACTCGGCATCTAATCCGTGGATTGCTTTCAAGTCTTGTGCTAGTTCAACTGAGTAGTCTGCTCTAAGTGCTCTACCTTTAGCTTCAACAGCAATTCTGTCGATGCTAAACGCCATTTCCATGAACGCTGTAGATGTTCCTTCACCTAAACCTTCTAGGTCAGATGTGGAGAACTTAGAAGAAGCTAAGTCATAGTTGCCTTCTGTTGTACCGCCACCAGTAGCATCGTTGATTAAACCTGGGTTTTTCTCAGTTGTTGCTGTTGGAGGTGTACCACCTTGAGTACCAGAGAACTGTGCGTCTGGCTCGTCGAAGAATGCTTCGTTACCTGACTGGTTAACGTAGCGTGATCTCATTGCGAAGATCAATCCAGTAGGACCATTCATAGGCTGAACACCTGCGATGTCATAAGCAATAAGCTTAGGCATAGCACGACGAATCAAGCTAATAAGAATTGGGTCGAAACCGAAGTTAGCACCCGCACCTGTAGTAGGGGTGTTGATAGGACCTGCGTTAGTAGGTGCCTCTGTAAGGATTTGCTTTTCCTCACGCATGAACCTTTCTTGGTTCTCTAGGAGTTGTGCGGTAACCGCTTTACGATAGTTATCCTTTATCTCAGGAAGACCATCATGCTTTAGTACGGGATTCCACTTCTCCTGTAGTTGTTCTGTGTTAAACATTTTAGTTTAAAAGTTAGAATTGAAGTGTGTTAGATCCTTTTAGCAAGTTGCTCGACATATGCTGCCATGCTCTCACTAACAGTTTCAAGTTGTTTCTCTGCAACAGGTGCAGATTCTTCTGAAGCGACTTCAGTCACAGTCTCAGTCTTTGGAGTACCAAAGTATGATTCCTTAATTTGACCTAGCTTCTCACGATACGACTCATCAGATTTGAATTCGACTGCTTCGGCTAGGGAGGTGAACTTGTCCTTCTGTGTCTCAGCGAGACCTCTGGTTAGTTCGTTCAAAATCTCATGTTTACGATAGGTTCCCACAACCTCATGTAGTTCGACATTCTTCTTAACCTGTTCGTTAAGTCGGTCTTCCATGTCATCTATTTTCTCGCTCATCTCAGCAGCAAGATCCAGTTTATCATCTGGAACGTTGATGTTTGATTCGATGAACAATTTCCTTAGTCCTTCCATGAATGTCTCTGTGACTTCAGTGCGGAGACCTGACTCAACAGCCAGTTCATTCTCCTTGAGCCACTCTTCTGCAGCATATGAAAGGAAATTCTCTACGCGGCCAGCAAATTCTTCTTTGATAGAGTTAATCTCTTCTACGAATTTGTTCGCTGCTTGCTCCTTAAGGGAGTCAATCTTTGCTGTGACTCTTGCGTCTACAGCAGCTTCAAAGACAGTTTTTGCCTTCTCTTGGAACTCTTCAGATAGATCAGCACCAGCTAATACTGCTGCGATGTCTTCGTTGTTCTCTTCAGCTACCACTTCTCCTTCGTGTTCTGTTTCGGAGAATATTTTAGCACTCAAAGCACCAGGCATTTTAGATGATGCACCAGATGGTTTCATCTTTAATGTCTTGTCGCCTTCTACTCCTACTGGAGCAGCTGCTTTTTTTCCAACATTGTCAGGTCCTTCAGGTTTCTCCTTAGAGGAACCACCGACTTCAATAGCGTCGTTCTTAAGGTCTGATTTTTGTTGTGGCACAGCACCACCAGTGATTGCGGTGTTGCCTGTTGCTGCGTCTTCAGAAACTTCGGTCTTTGGGAGAGATGCTTCTTCAGCTACGGCTTCAGTTGCTTTCTTTTCCGCGATGAGTTTCTCAAATTTTTCATCTATAGTGGCCATGTTTGCTCCTACGAAATAAGATCTGCGGTAATTTACTACTTTTATTTATACTTTATATACTTCTTAGGAAAGCCGCAAACGCGGAAATCTTTCTTTCTTGAAGTTCTTGTGGGGTTGGTGCATTGTCAATCGCAGCCTTAATCTGTTCGATTTGCTGCTCTTTGATTCTGCCATCTGCCTGTACCCACTCACGTCCTTCGTATATACCTTCTACGAATGCATCAGGTGCTGAAGGATCTGCTACTATATCCGCAGCAGTGGATAGAATAAAGTCATCTGCCACTATTTGACAGTTGCCTTCTTTCTTAATTGAACCAAGTCCTCTGGAAGAGACACCTAGTTGTACACCCTCTTCGAGTAAAGACTTTGCAATCTTACCCATAGGTGTTTCCATAAGTTTTGCTTTACCTATGAAGTTTGTACCTTCTGGATAAAGTTCAACAATCTTATGTGACACTCTATCTAGGTTGAGTGTAGGACCCTCTGGATGACCTAGTTCTCCTAGAGCACGTCCACGTCCAACGAATTCTTCATTATACTTAGATACCTCACGATTCATGGTATCGAATTTATACATCCGACCATTGCGATTGGTAATTTCAGTTTGAAGAAAGACTCCTTTAATATAGGTTGATTTCTTACCGTCTTTTTCTTCGGTAAGAATCTCTATATCATTGTTCTGTTCCGTTATCAGTTTCATCTTTAGGTTCCTCTAGTTCGGCAGTGGGATTTTCGATTGCTTCTGGATCAGGTTCCGCATTACCCTCATCGGGTACGTGTGGAAACATCCTATCGGCAACTGTTTGCTTACTGACATCAACTGCCATAGCAGCCTTTGTTTGTAGCATGTCTTTTAACTTGCCCAGTGCGTCAGCCTGGTCGTCATTCCAAAGCAAATCAACGATATCTCGTTCTGGTGTAGTCATAATAATAATGTTACGTAATGTTATTTATTACCCAGCTACTTTTTAGCGGGTGTTCTGGTAGATCCAGAGGGGTTGGTAGTACCTTTCTCTGACTGAGTTTTGATCTGAGCCTTCTTCATTTCCTTATCAAGTTCCGCATTGTCTTGCTCATCAGCCATGGCTTGATTATCCATAGCGACAGCATCTAATGGGTCTATGATCTTACCATCAGCAATATCATCTGACATTTGCTTATCAAGCTCTGCCATTTCAGTCTCAGACTGTTTTAAGATATTGACGCGGACGTAATCAGTTGAGAAGTAGCGACCCATGAATGGTTCCATAGCAGTGATCACATTTAACTTCTCATTTAACATTTCAATATTCTTAAGTTCTGTAAAGTGATTGTCATATAAGTAATCGTACTGTATATGCTCCTTCATATCATCCCAGTCCTCTGGTGTGATTACACCTTTTAGAATGAGTTGAGTCTTAAGGATATCATTGAACATCTCACTAAACTTCTTGCGGAGTTTACCCACAAACTTAGTGAACTTCAATTCATCACGCATGATCTCAGAAGATCTACCAATATTAAATGACTGTCCAGATTCTAAACGACCTGCTGGTACGTTTAGTGCTTTGTATAATTTGGTTTGGAAGTACTGGATGTCCGTAAGTTCTCCAAGATTTTGTCCACCTGGCAACGTAGTGATTTCAGTACCTCGTCCTCCTTCTCTTCTGGGTAACCAGAAGTCTTCGAGCATTGACATGTGTTTTCTGTCATCTCTTATCTCTCCAGTGTTAGCATCATATACAAGTTTGTTTCTGTAGCGACCCATTACCTCTCTTAGGTATTGCTCCGCTTTGACTTTAGGTAAATTACCCACGTCAATATAGAATATCCTACGCTCAGGAGCACGAGATATTCTGTAGATAACCAAGGAGTCCTCGATCATCATGAGTTGATTAAGAACCTTGATTGCCTTATGTAAGTAAGACAATACTATATTCTTATTCGTATCAAGGATACCACTGGTCACATATGTGATAGCATCCTTAGCAATTTTTATACCTGAGTTTGCGGAAGTATTCTTTAAACCCTTTGGATTAAATATAAAATATTCATCTACCTTACCATAGTCTAGTGACTGGAACTGATCCGCAGTCTTAGGTACTTTATTAATCTGTCTTACTTTTTTAATCTTTTGTGGATCAACGTAGCGTAGTTCGAGTATACCATCTTGAGGTCTCTTTAAATCTATGACCTTATGATAATACAAACGCCCATCAATGTACCATCTGCGGAACATTTCATGAGCTTTAGTATCAAATCCTATTAAGTTTTTAATATAGTCGAACTCGTCTCGAATCATATTTTTTACAGAATCACTTACGTCCAAGTTTTGTAAGTTGATCTGTACAGGTGAATCGTTTTGATCTGTAACGATTGCCTCTTGTATAATATCTTCAATCGCACTGTCTACTTCAGGGTGCATCGCCATAACGCGATACTTAACAACCATGTCGTACTCAGTCTTGAAGTTACCATCAAGATCCACGTAGGTGCCATGATAGCCTCCAGCTATAAAACTGGTAGCACCATCTTCATTGGTAGGAGCGACGGGAGAGGGAGCATTTTGCTTCTTCTCCTCTCTCTTCCTAAACGAGAATCCGAATAACTCTGCCATAATCTATGTGTTTGTACCTACTATTTAGGGGGGTTAGGAACCGACCCTTTTCATAGTATTCTGTCCAATAGAAGTCTCGAAGTACTGGTAAGCAAACTCAACATCGAACTCTTCATAAGAATCGTTGTTGTCATATGCTAGTGATACCTGTGAAACTGATACTGGGAATCCTTTCACTAATTTATACTGACGGATGTCCTTGAACTTTTCAGCGGATCCACCAAACTTATCCATCTGTGTAACATCAATGTCCTGTAATACAGTTTCCATTGGTACTGATGCTGTGTTAGCATCCACAGTGTTTGTAAGTTCTATCCACTTTTCATACGCACCACGAAGTTGGAATGCGTCGTCCATGTAGAATGTAGCAGTCCATGACTCGAATGTTCTGTCGCCAGGAACTTTAATTACTCTACCACGGAAAGGTAGTTCTACTGTACCTACTGTTGATGCAGGTAGAGCAGCACTCTTACACATGAAAGTTTCTAAACCATCTTCAGCGATGATTCCTGTTGGGAAGTTGTGTGTAACAGAGAACAGGTTAGGTCTGACTGCTCCCTTAATTCTTGTCTGGAATTCTAATACACCTAGTGCTTTAGTTTCAGCCATTGTTTAAGATCTCCTTGGGATTACTTCCTCGAAGCTAACACCTGTTCGTGTAGCAACAAAGGTTAGTGTGATAAAGTTGATGGAGCGAGCAGGCTTGATGTAAATCTCTGCCACGAACTCGTTCTTATCAATTAAATCAGGTGTGTTGTTGGAACTATCACATACAACTAAGAAGTCTGTTATACCTCTTCGTGCCTGAATGTCACGTAGGTATGGTTCGACAACATTGTTGAAGTTGTTTCTAGTAAATTCGTCATTTAGTTCAAACAATACTCCCTTCGCAGCATTTCCTATTGTCTTCTCTATGACGAGGAAGAGACGACGGACGTTGATGCGATCAAATGCGGATGGTGAAGCGAGAGCTGTTTTGTCTCCGAAGAGTACGATGCCCTGACCAGGTAGAGAAGTAATAGGATTAATTCTCTTCTGATATAGAGTGTCTCTTTCAGATTTCTTAGGTGAGTATGCTAGTTTAATAGCATTCTTGATTCCACCACGGTTTAAACCCGCTGGTGAGAACCATGGATCTCCGTTAGCAGTGGTGCTAGCACATAAGCCAGCAGTGTCACCGTTACATGGAACCCATCTATACTTGTCAGCGAAGCGATCATAAAGATACTTCCAACCGCTATCGAAGACTACGTAAGAACTTGAAGCAAAGGTATCAAAGAAGTCAACTATGTTAGTTGTCTGAGTCGCACTGTTGCTGACTCCAACTACGTTTGATTTATCTGGAGAGATAAACGCAACACAGTCTTTTCTTAACCCTGCTATACTTATTAGTTTGTTTGCTTTAGCTTTAGACTCAGTTTCAGTAGCACCACCGCCACCCATGATTAGGTAGTCGATTTGTACTGTCTCTGTGTCTGCGAAATAATCGTAACCAGCGATGATTTCTGCTTGTGTGAGTGTAAAGTCATCTACACCACCAGACATTGTATATTCTTTCTCACCAAGAACATCGAATGCTGTTGTTGAAACACCTCCAAAGTTAGAAGCGTTAGCAAATGCGTTACCAGATACATCCCAGATTGCCTCGTTATCATGAGAACCCCAGAAGATGTAGTTAGACTGATTAAGAATAACCTCTGGATAGTATACTAAAGAACCTTCAGCAGACTTACCGTCAGATGCTTTAGAAACATATAGGAACTTCTCAAGAACAGTGTTAGGTGTTCCTGTTACACCACCGTCAACGTCAACGACGACGATGTGCATCTCATCATTAGATCCACCACGTTCTGCGACGTATGCGGAAGTACCAGGTTGAGGAGCAACTTGGTTCCAGTTTAATGTTGATGTAATTGTCTGAGCATCATACCAGTTTACAGCAGATGGGATTGTTAGATCTGGGTTAGATCCGTCATCTACTACATCTGTTGTTGTCCAAGCACCACCTGAAATCCAAATGATGTCTAGTGTTGTACCACTAACGTAATGTACGTAAGCAGATTTAGTACCAGCACCGTTTGTAACTGTGTCTCCAGCAGATACAGCACCAACGAATGATCCTGATAGAGTAAGTCTTTGATTAGCACCTACGTCAATCGCTACAACCTTGATTGAGTTTCCTCCAGCACCAATAGATTTGGAAGCGTAGTCCCACGCTGCTGTGCCATCGTAGTAGTTACCTTCGTAATCTTCTACGCTGTTGATTGTAAGTGATACTCCACCAACGTTTGCTGTTTTGAGTGACGCACCACTAGCTCGTACTACATCTAGTACTCCACCGTATGCGAGGAATGAACTTGCTGCGAACCATGCCTCATAGTTGCTGTCATTGGGTTCACCGAATGTAGATAGTAATTCTGATTCTGATGAGATTCTTACGGGTTTATTAACTGGTCCTTTTGCGAAAGCTCCAGCTATTGCTCCTACGTTTACTTCTACAGTCTCAATGGATCCAAGGGTCAAATCCCTTTCCTGAATCACTACTCCTGGTGAGAGAAGTGTGCTAGCCATGCTTGGTACTCCTGATGAATAATTTCAATTTGTCTAATAATATTTAGAGAAAGTAGCTTTTCTACCGATAGTCCCACATATATGAAACGTCACCATACTCGTCTGCGTTCCATTTATTACCATCCCTGTCACTGCCATCCATCTCAAGTGACCATACATCTCCTTTCTCATCTACAACAGTCTCTTCCTCATCTACACCGTTAAGAATGAAACCAAATGGTGCCATGTCCTGTTCTATCTGGTTCTTCTGCTCATTGTAGATACGACGACGGATGTCTTGGTCAGTGAGTTCTTTGAAATACTCTTGTTGTACCAACCATGCGAAGATAACCATACACATAACAAGGTCATCATGATACCCTTCGTCTGCTTCAAATGATTGTTTGTTCTGTATGAATGTGGTCAGTTCAGATACA